CCAAAACTATAATGCAATCCAATACCCTCACCAATTAAGGTGTCCATTATAGCGTGTTTTCTTTCTTTTGTATTATCCATTTTCTTTTATTCTCCTAATTATATCTTGCAGCCTTGTTGTTTGTTGTGGCTTAGTTGCATTAGTCCGGTCTATCCATTTGTGAAAAAATCTATTTGCATCCTTGTACTTGTTAGGGTGTTTGTTTAAATATTCATTAGCATCCCTTAAAAGGTTTTCATGATTAAGCCCTTTTTCCTTAATCTTGTCTAAATGCTTTTTTGTAACTTTTATCTTTATCATGGTGATTATTTATTTATTTTATTTATTTTAATTTATTTATTAGGGAACTCATGTAAAAACGCATGCGTTCACTTTTCCTTACTTATTATATCTTGTAATTTACTATTATATTGTTGATTTTTCATACTATTTCTTGTTTCATTCCATTTCTTTCTTGATATTTTTTTACCCATATTTTGTTCAAAAAATTTAGATATGAAGGGTGAAATGATAGTTTTTTTGTCAAAACTTATATATTTTTGGTGACTTTCTGTGTCTTTTTTTAGTCGTTTTATGTTAATTTTTAAAACTTTCTCGGCATAATCTATTGGAATTGAGTTATTTTCTCTACCCCATTGTTCGTGAAATAATACCAATAAATCTTTGTAAGAACGAATACCAACCCTTTGTTGTATCAATTCTATCTCACTATTTATGACATTGTAATAAGGTAAATCGTTATCCATTTTTTTCTCCTATCCAAAGTTGTTTGTTATAATACAAAAATCTTTTATCTTAAAGTGTCTTAATGTTTCTCTATCTCGATAATCATTCCTATAATCTTTTAGTTGTAATCCTAGTTCCGGTCTATGCACTAAACCTCTTGGATTTTTCATTGGGTCAATTAATTCTTTTTTTCTTTTGTTTAAATCAATATAGCCAAGTGTCTTAGATTTTTTCCACCACACAACAAATAAGAATGGTATGTGACTTTCATCACCATTTTGTATAGCCCACATATATTTCTTGTTGGACATAATCATGGTGTCGAATTGGTTGACATCTATATTGCGGCATCTAACTTCAACCATTGCGTCAACTTTTTTATTTCTCATGCAAGCAAAATCAAACTCATAAGCAAGCGGCATATCATGGGCGGTAAAATTCCATTTATACATGACATATTCAATAACCTTTTGTTGATTATTTCTATCTTCATCATTTTCATAAAGGTGTGTTTTTTTAGTCATCTATATGCACATTTGACAAAATAGTAACAATGTTTTCATTCCAAATGTTTTCAAACCAATCGTTAGGTTGAACCGCACCGGATGACATAACTAATATTATTTTCATTATTTTATGGCTTGGTATGCTTTCACCATTACACCATCTATACCATTGTCTTTCTGTGCCTAAATCTCGCCATCTATCTTTCTTGGCAATACTATAAGGTGTTTCACCCATAGATTTTAAATATGATAATATTTGCATTTTTTACTCCTTATAATGTTTTGGATATTCTTTTCTTTCTAATAAACAATTTTTTCTTTCATTTTGCTTAATAAACTTTATGTAACGAAATTGCCGCAATGACATTTTTTTTGCTCTATCTTTGTTTTCTTGTAAAAACATTGCATCACCACCATATCTTTTTGAGTCTTTAGAAACAGTCATTTGAATATTATGATAAACAACATCATCCAATTCCCAAAAATTACTTGTGTGTTCACCATAGTAATCAAAAGAACAAGCCTGATAAACAATCCCAAAACCACCGCATCTTTCATCTGCAAAAGATTGTACCCATTTTATCTTTGGGTATTTTTGTTTAATAAACTTTATGCTATATGATATTGCTTGGCTTTCAACATATTCACCAACATTGTCGGCAATCCACATTCTATTTAATTCTAAATATTCGTTTTGTTTTGTTCCCCTTACAACACTTGAACAACTTGCAGGGTTCATTGCATAACCATATTGCAGCACACCTTCTAATATATCTTTTATAAACAAACCTAAATGTATATAAGAAGCATTATAAATTTTATGGCTATAATGATTTTTAATTATTATTTCTACGGCTAATTCTCTTTCAATTTCTTTTATATAAAAATCTTTCTTGCCATAACCCACAACATCTTGTTTGCCAAACAATGCAAATTGGTCGCTGTTAATATATCCTTTTTTACTACTTACTTTCATATATTTCACTTACACAAATGTTATTTGTGTTGGTCTTTTTATACTATGACACTTTAAAAATTGTATGCAGTTAGGGTGTTGCATTTCCCATTCATCTAAGTTCCAGCCGTTATGACATATTTCAGCAATAAACTTAAATTTAATGTCCTTATAATTTAAACCCCAACTGTTTGAATTGCCATCAATAAACTTACAAACTTTGGCAGGTAAAGTACCATATAAAACAAAACCCCTATCATCTAAAAAATACATTTTATGTACTGCTTTTTCATAAGAATTTACCTCCCACTTTTCAAATAAAATTTTTCCTGAAAAAGATTGTTTGTTAAATTCAACATTTGCGTCATCTAAAAAACTTGGAATTGGTGTATCAGGACATACTTCAACAGGTATAAATTCGTTGTGTTCATGGTAAGCATTAACATGGGCGTTTTCATTGGCACGATTAATCTTATGTTTTGCGGTTTGATTGTTTGTAAAATAATCAGTTAATTGATAATTAATATCAAAATCATAATCATCAATGCCTATAATATCTCTAGCCTTTTCAATAGCAACATCTTTATCAATAGAAAGATTTTGAATGTGATGCCAATAAAATTCAATTTTGCCATAAGCAACATTATATTTTTTTAATTCATATAAACAATGATAACCATTTTTTGCACCGCTTTTAATTGTGTAATTTTTTTCTGATTTATTATTCATCATGTTCTCCTCATTAACTATTACAAAATATATCTATTGCAAACTTATGTCAACACATTATTTTACATGAATTAAAATGACTATGTATAGGGTTCATGTGACACCCTTTAATGAAAATACAAATTCTATTATTCTTTGCACATGAATTATAAATTAAAAGAAATAGTAGTTATATTTGTTGCACTTATTAGTGTATCGTTTTTGGCTTTTGCAGAAGATACAACAACGACATCTAATATCACTAATAATACCACCCAAAGTATTTCATCATCATCTTCAAATTCTTCTGTTATAAATCAAACTAATACAAATAATTCTACAAGCAATATTACCCAAAATTCCACGACTGATAGCACTATAAATCAAACCAATAATTCTATTATTTCCCAAACCCAAGACATAACATCTAATATTACCCAAAATCAAAATGTAAATAATGTAGTCACGAACACATCAAATATAAATAATGTTAGCACATCACAACTTAATCAAGTTTCAGAAAGCAATGTCATATCTTCAAGTAAAAATATAAATGAAAACAAAAATGTTTCACAAAATTTTTCTGAAAATAAAAGCGTAAATAATAATACAAATATTAACCAATCAGTTTCATCATCAACGCAAAGGGCAACACAAACTATTAAATCACCTCCGGCTTCGGCTATTGCACCAAATGCTGCAATGTCAAGTTACTCACAAGACTTGTGTACCACCGGAGCAAGTGCGGCAGTACAAACACAAATATTTGGTATTAGTGCCGGTAAAACTATTGTAGATAAAAATTGTATTATTCTAAAAAACGCCAAAGCTCTTTTTGATATGGGAATGAAAGTGGCGGCAGTATCATTAATGTGTAAAGGCAACAAAGATGTTTTTAGTAGCATGATGGCGGCTGGCACACCTTGTCCGGTCATGGTTAATGGCAAAAGTTTAATTGGTGTTGATGCTATTAATTATTATGAAAATAATCCCAAAGAAAGACCTGACTATGAAGATATTAAACATAAATATGAAACAAAAGGTTATGAAATAAAGGCTTACACTAAGACAAATTTTTGTAAGAAATATAAAAAACATAAACTATGTATAAAATAATTCTATTACTATTTTTTTCTTTTGAAGTTCATGCAAACGAATTTATTACATCAAATAATTCTATTATAGACATAACGCAAAGTGGCACAGGTTTATCTTTACAAGATGATGGCATGGCAAATGTTCCAATAGGTTTTAATTTTATGTTTGGTGACCAAACTTATAACAACATATCAATAGCTATGAATGGGTTTATGACTTTTGATAGTGTTAATACATTTAATTCAAATGTTACTAGGCGTAGAAATTATCTTGCAGAGCAATTTCCATCTACCGGATATAATCAAAGTATTAAACCCTTACATTCAGATTTTATAAGAAGGTCAAGCGGTAACCAATCACCTTACTATCAAACATTAGGTGAAGGTGCGGCACAATATTTTGTTGTTATGTGGCATGATGTAAGTGAATATTCCAATGGTCGTAAAAGTACATTTGAAGCAATTTTATATGAAACAACAAATGAAATAGAATTTTTATATGAAGAAATAAACATAGATAACCATGATGCAAGTATTGGTTTGCAATATAGCATGACTGACTATGTAGAATATCTTTGGTATGACGACACTAACCAAACATCTTTAGAACGAACAAGTTTTGCTATTACAACAAAAGAAGAAGTAGATGAAAGTTTTACATCATTAAGTTCAACTTGTTTAGAAAATAGCAATGTAAGTATTTATTGTTCTATTTATGATTTAGATACAAATAATGTTGATGTATTAAATGAAAATTCTTTTTTAGATAACATTTATGGCATTGAAAATAATGATGCAGATATTTATGGGTTTGACCAAGATGAATTAATTTATGGCAATGTCTTTACAATAAGTGTTGAAAATGATTACTTTGATGAACAAGAGAGTGTTGACCTCATAACAAACCTCGACACTCTCGACACCCCCCAAGATAATGATGAATTTATAGACAATAATGTTTTAATAGAGCCTATTGAAAACATATTATTAATTGATGAAGGGTTTGAAGATATAGGTTTTGAAATTACATCAATATCAGAATTACCAATTATAGATATAGAAAGTGACAACATAGATATTGTTGAATTAGAAATTATAGAAGAATTTTTTGAAGAAGAAATAATGGAGGATATTGAAGAACTTGAGGAGGTTGAAGAAGAAGAACAAAATGAACAAATAGAAATTGTTGAAGAAAATGAAGAAGAAGAAGAAAACAATAATCAATCAATAGAAGTATCATTAGAAACTAATAGGCAAGGCGTAGAATTTGTAAATCAAAATGTATCATCATCAAGCCAACAAGAACAAACCAATAATCAAGTTGTTTCATCAAGTGTTAGCTTTGATGGTTCAGGTATAAACAATCAATCTACACAAGAAACACAACAACAAAATACAATTCTTTCTAATATAAACATTGTCCCTATTGATATGGGTCAAGGTTTAGGTGCAACTCAAATAGCAAGTGTTGAGATAACTAGCGTAGATTTGACAACACAAATTGAAACTTTAACAACGCAAGTCATGTCTATTAGTGAAGCACAACAAATAGAACAAAATTTTATAGAAAATAAAAAAGAAGAAATACAGGCACAAATCAATAGTCAAAATGAAACAGGAGAATATTCAATAACTTTACAAGATGACATTATAGGGCTTATGGGTTTTGTGCCTAACTTTAACCAATATTATATAAAGCTACCGGATAGACAAAATTTCTATCAACCAACCCAAATATATACAAATAATATTTTATATGATAACAACAATGCTATGGGTTCGTTAATTGGCATTTCAAACGCAAGACATAATATAATGCGTGGTCAATCAACAATAGAACAATTAAATAGGAGATACGAATGAACGATTTAATAAAAAAGGCACAAACTTATGTAATGCTTATTGGGCTTATTGGTGGGATAGGTTCAGGCTTTTATGGATATGGACAGCTTATGTTAAGAGTTGACCAAATAGAAGCAAGAGAATTTGAAAGTGTTGACTTAGCACCACTAGAAACACAAATAGCTATTTTAGAAGAAAAGGTTGGCAAGTTAGAAAAAGCTGCCGACAACAACAAAAATCCTTTAGCACAATGAAAAAAGAACATAACGACATAGATGGTCTAAAAGCATTTTTAATAATATTATTAATGTTAGTTGGGTTTATTGCTATACAGGTTCAACTAAGTTTTTAACAAAAATAGTGCATTTTTCACCCATGATTTGCAATTAATATCAAGGTTGCTTTTTTAAATGATTTTACCAAAATAACCCCTAATCACTTAGGGGTTATCTCGTTTGGAGAACGAATTAAAACTGTTATTGATGAACACATTTATGGTTATTTTTATTATTGTGTTTAGTCATGTTATACATGGTAGGGAATGGTATTCATTAGACCTTTGTATTGCCGCTTGTTCACAAAGAAAAAGGCGAAAAATTACAAATGAAATTGATGATGAATTAATCATATAATTGTATAAACGCAACCTATTTGTGTTGCCAATATAACAATATAAACAACACTAAAAAAATACTTTTCTAAAAAAATCTTACTCATAACAAACCTCTTAATTTGTTATATACCTTTTGTTTTTTCGTTCAAGTAAAATACATATATTATTATTTTTTTATTAATACTTGACCACAATTACGAACACTTATAAACATTATATATGGATAGTTTAGATTTAAAAAAATTGCCACTTATTTTAAAGCCAGATGAATGTTCAAATGATGAATACCATAATGGTTTTTTAAAAGATTTTTATGGTTCATCAACAATATCATCATTTGCATATTTAACACCCATTGAAGCTAAATTAAAAAATGATGAAGATTTTGCTGATACCATGGCAACAAGGCTTGGCAGTGCTTTTCATTTTATTATGGAGGATGAAAAAACTTATAAAGAAAATGTTATTTTTACAAAGTTAGATAACCGGTACAAAGAATATAAAGAATTAGCAAGTTCACTAAAAGAAGGTCAAATATTAATTCACGAAAAATTTGCCGGTGATATTCGAGGAATGAAAGTGTCTATGTTTAATCATAGCCTTAGTCATTATGTTAATACTATGGAGGCAAAAAAAGAATGGTCATTTGCTTACCAAGATGAATATGGGTTAAAAGTTAAAATTAGACCTGACCTTATAAGAAAAGGTATTAAAGATAAAAACAAAGATATTATTGTTGATTTTAAAAGTACAAAATCAGTTAATCCAAAAAGTTTTTCTAAATCTGTAAAAGATTATAATTACCATATACAAGCGGCACATTACATTGAGACTTATCAAAACATTACCGGTAAAGAAGTTGAAGAATTTGTATTTGCATGTGTTGAAAAAACATTTCCATATCTTTGTAATTTTTTCACACTTGGATATAAGACGCTAAAAGAAGGCAACATTGCCTTAAATCATGCAAAAAAGAAATTAAGGTATTGTTTAGATACAGATGACTATGGTGGTTATGAAGAAACTTACAATGAAGATAAACAACCAATACCAACAACTATTGATATTGGTAATTTTAATTTTGAATATATAAATCCTTATGAGGAGGACATGATATGAATGAAAAACAAATAGAAATAACAAAAGATGAATATTTGGCTATGCAAAATGAATATGATGAAACAATGAACCATTATGACAAAGATGGATATTGTCATTTTTGTGGGCGGCATCAAGATGAAGGCATACATTACA